TGATCAGCTTGTGCGTGAGCCGTATGCGTGGCCTGGTGGTTACCCGATGTATGCCGTTACTGATGACGGTGGCGTGATGTGTCGGTTCTGCGCAGAGGAGGAGCGTGAATCGATTGCGCTGACCGATGGGCGTGATGGGTGGTGTGTGGTTTCGCTTGAGGTGAATTGGGAGAGCCTCGAGCTGCGGTGTGATTGCTGCGGGCGGGAGATTGAGGCGGCTTATGCGGATGAGTGAGGGGCGGGGGTGCCGCCCCTGCTGCGGTTAGCCGAAGTTGGCGAATTCGCCGTGGTACTTGACTGCCGCTTCTCTGTAGGCCATGTGTGCTTCAAAAGGATCAGTAAAGCTTCCAAGTTTTATAACTTTTTTGTTTGTTGTAATCTGGGCTCTCCATTTCTTTTGTTTTTTACACCAATAAACTCCTTTTAGCCCTGATTTGCTGCCTTTGTTGTGCGCAGAATTGGCTCTGTTTTGACCTCGAGTAGAGAGTCGCAAGTTAAGAATTTTGTTGTCAGTTTTGTCTCCATTGATGTGATCAACTTCAAATTTCCCCGGATCTTCGCTCTTTTCCAAACGCCAGGCAACGCGATGAGCCCTGTAGGCTTTTCCTTCAATTTGGAGGACAATGTAGCCGGCAGCGTCTTTTGTTTGCATTAACGAGCCTTTGCGTCTTCTGGGCGAGTCTTCACCAATCCATGCGAATTGGCCCGATTCTGGGTTGTAGCTAACGAATTGCAGCAGAAATTCCGCTGATGGCAGCTTGCGTGGCATGATTGTTCTTGCAGAAAGCGAAATAGCCTGGGTTGCAGCCCAGGCTTTTTACTGTAGCAGCTTTCTCGGTTTTTGCGGCCAAAAAAAAGCCCAGGAACCCTGTGGTGGTCGGTTTTTTAAAGACTCGCGAGGGGTCGGTTTTCTTAAAGAACTTTGAGGCGTCGGTTTTCTTAGGGTGTTTTGTGTACTTTTGCATACACGCCTTGCGCCGTTTTTATACGCTTCCCGCCGCTCGGTCGCCCGGTCCTGGCCCCTGGCGCTTGACGATCGCACCCCTATTCTTTATACATAGTGCCACACAGTTCGCATCACAATGCAATCGACAATGCGGCGGCCGTTGTAGCTAACCCTGCGAGAGTTAGCTACAGCGACAATGCGATTGCGCGTGTAAGGCGTATGCGGCCGCGGAGAGTTACAAATGCAAACTCGCGGTGAGTTTGTATCTGCTGCTGCTGCTGCAGTGTTGGTATCTGTAACTCTATGACCGGTTAGGTGTGCCTACCGTCGTGGCCGGTTAGGTGTGCCTACCGTCGTGGCCGGTTAGGTGTGCCTACCGTCGTGGCCGGTTAGGTGTGCCTACCGGCGTGGCCGCCGACGCGCACGGCGCCGGCATGCGCTAACGGTCGCGCCGGCCGTCTCTCCATTGGCAACGCGTCCGGCGCGCGATCCGGCCCACTTGCTATGGGAGCCGGGTCGCTTGCTAACGGCGCGGCGATCACGTATACATGGGTGCGTTACCGCTTACCGCTTGCCATGGCCCAAACCCTTACGCGCGTTGTCGACGCAATCGCCACACTGCGCGCCGCCGGCCATACCGTTACGCGCACAACTAAGCGCGACGCCGCGCGCCGGTACGGCTGCCAGACCTGCCTATACGTGATCGACGGACGCGGCGTTAACGTCGGCCGCTTGCGCCAGTTAGCGCTGGAAGCCAAGACGGCCGACGCCGCCGACGCCATCGCCGCGCGTACCGCGCCGCATCCGCTTACCGTCCGCGCAATTGCGCGCAAGGCCGCCGACGCGCACGCGGACGCATGCTTGGCCGCGTATGCGGTCGATCCGCGCCTAAGCGCCGCCGATGCGCACAACGCCGCGCAGTATGCGGCCGCGATGGAACACGGCCGCGCGTTTCGCCGCGCGCATGCGGCCGTCAAGCTTGCCGCCGCAAACGGCGCCGACGCGGACGGCATGCACGCGGCCGCCGTCGACGCGGTCGCCGAACTGGCGGCGTTTGACGCCGCGTTCGCGTCGCGCTAGATTCTCGCCGTTAATCCTTACCCTTTACCGCTTAGCCATGCTCACCTTTTCTCCTGTTGCATCCGCCGCGCACGCGGCCGGCATTGCGGCCGCCGACGTTGTGCCGTTCGCGTGGATCGCCGACGTTGTGCGCAGTGAAACGCGCTACCGCGCGTCGCTTGCGTCCGCCGAACGCGCCGGATCGATCACGGCCGCCGACGCGGCGCGCCGTCTCGCGGAATCGAACGGCCGCGTATGTGACGCCGTATGCGATGCGGTCGGCGGTTTCGACGCGGAACCCGTTGTGGCGATCGAACGCGGCAACGCTTGCGACGCGTCGACGTTGCAAGCCGCCGGCGTTTCGTACGTTCGGCCGCTTGCGACCGTTGCCGGCGGTCTTGTGGCATCGCATAACGGCCGCGCCACGCTTGCGTTCGATTCGATCACGGACGCGGTCGCGCATGCGGCCGGCGCCGTTCGGCGTCCGATTCTGCCGGGTGAAACCATGCCGCCGGTCGCGCCGTCGCATGGCAACGCCGCGCCGACCTTGCCGGCGTTCGCCTGAATCGCTTACCGCTTACCGCTAACTGCCATGCATTCTCCATTCCGTTACACTCCCGGCGCCATCGTGAAATATTGCGGCCCGACTGACACGCGCGGTTCGCGATGGGTCGCGACAATCCGGCGCGGCCAAACGCGCGCCGACGTTGTGCGCGCGACCGTGCCGTACGCGGACGGGCCGGACGCGGCCGCCGCCGCCGTTGTGGATCGTTTCAACGATCGCATGACAAACGATGGCGCGGACGCGTGGCGCGTGATCGGCGCCGCGCAATCGCTTGACGGCGGCGATACGTACGCGTATCCGGTCGGACCGGCTCACCTCGCTTCCATCGTTCCCCTTACCGCTTGAAACCATGCCTGCAACCACACCTCAAACGATCAGCGCCGCGATGGCGAACGGCGAACGCGTCGACGTTCCGACCCGATGGATCGGTCGCGCGCTTGCGATCCATCCGCCGATCAATGCCGTTCGCGATGGCAAGACGTCGCGCGGTGTATGGGTGATCACGGGTCACCGTTTCGGATTGTCGGCCGGCATTTATCGCGGCCCGTTGCGCGACGCCGTCAAGCTTGCGCGCGTATGGGATGCGGCGTTCGCCGACGCGTTGCCGGCCGACCGCGTTACGGCGCCATCTCTCAGCCAATGGGAGCATGCGCAGGCATGGGGTCGCCAGTTACGCGGTGAAGAGCCGCCGACCGGACCCGGCGCCGCATACGTGGCGCGCGAACGCGTAACGGCCGCCGATGGCGACGGCGGCGAGCAATGGGAAGCGACGCAAACGATCACGCCGGTTCCGGGTAAGCCGGGCCGGATACGTTACGCGCGCCGCTTGCCGGATGGTCGCGAACGCTTGCGCGATCCCGAAACCGGCCGCGCGTTGCGCATGGATGGCGATTGCGCCGCGTTTAAAGGTCCCGACCCGTTAACGCCGGTGTTCCGCTTGTGGTGGCGCGGCGTGTGGATCGACGTTCCAACTATCGCCGAACTAATGGCTTGGAGCATGGATGGCGTCTGTGAAACGCCGGACGGGTCGCGCGTTGAACCTGACGCGCCGGACGCGTGGCTGTGCCTCCTTGGCATCCTTTGAACCCTTGCCGCTTACCTGAAATCATGCGCACCGCTTCCCTGAATCTGCCGGCCGACGTTGCCGGACTCCTGCAAACGTTCCGCTTAACGCTTGCCGACCTGCTGACAGAATCCAACCCAAAGCTTGCCAAGACGACGGCCGCGCGTTCGGTGATTCACCACGCGTTACCGCATCGCGCGTTAGCGCGCGCCATCGATCCGGCGAACGCGGACCCGGTCGCGCCGCGCGGATACGTGGAGAGTTTGGCGACCCTATGCGCCGAAACCGGAACGGCCGAACTGGCGCGCCGTCATAACGGGTGCATGCATGCGACGGCCGGATGCGCCGCCGCTTGCCTTGCCGGCGCTGGCCATGGTGGCTTGCACGTTGCCGTAACGGCCGCGCGCGGACGGCGAACGCTTGCGATGGTGGCCGACCCGGTTACGTACGGCCGCGCCATGCTGTACGCGTTAGCGCGCCAGTTGGAACGTGCGCGGCGCGATGGCTTGCCGCTTGCGTTTCGCTTGTGCGGAACCGACGAAACGCCGTGGCTTGCGCGAACGTTCCCGGTATCCGTTGCCGATCACGAAACGATCCGGCGCCGTTTCGGTGTGTGGGTCGCCGTTGGTCAGACGCAAACGATCCACACCGCGTTAAGCGGTCCGAACGCGGACGCGATCGCGTACGAGTACTTGAAGGCGCCGGCCGACGCGCCGGACGGCTTGCGCGCATGGCGCGATTGCGGCGTCGACGTGACCGCATCGCTCGCAGCCGATCGCGCGACCGCTTGCGCCGACGCGTTCGCCGCCGTCCGCGCCGGGTTCCGTCTTGCCGTACCGGTCGCGATTGCAAAGCGCGATCCGTTGCCGTCGCGCGTATTAATCAGCCACAACGGCGCAACGCTTGCGCTTCCGGCGATCGATGGCGACCGATCGGACGCGCGATGGATGGATCCGTCGCCATGCGCCGTGATTCTCAGAGAGAAGCGCGCACGCGGCGCCGATCGCGAACGGGTCGCGCGGTTCATCCTGCCGGATGCGCCATACGTTCGCTTACTTGACGGCGCGGTGCAATTGATGCGCGACGCGTAACGCGAACGCCGATAGATTCCAGCGGCCCGGGCTCACACCCGGGCCTTTTCATGCGCGCCGATAGTGTCAGCTACTGGCGCGCGATTGTCGCGACCGCTTGCGCATGCGCGGCGGCGTTTGCGTTTGTATTCTTTATCGCGATAATTTGAAAAGTATTTGAAACTGCCTGCAATCGCAAACGTTGCAGATATCTTGATGCAAACTCGGGTCCCTCTGGCGCCCGGGACTCGCGAGGTAATTCGAATCGCTCCATAGGGCTAGGCAGTATATTTCAAAGTATTTTCTATTCGTTAAACAATGCGCCCCCTACCCCGGCCTCTTCCAAAAAAGCCGGGAATTATATCACAAGATTTTGCTTTACGCTAACTGAACATTGTGTGTAGTATCTCTTTATGCCATTGATTACGAGATCCGAAGCGGCAAGAGCGCTGGGTGTGACACCGGAAGCGGTCTATGCAGCAGTGAAGACGGGGCGGTTGCCGGTGGTGCGGACGGCAGATGGTCGTGAGCTTGTAAATAGCGAGACCATGCGCGAGCACTGGGCAAAAAACACGCAGCGGCGCATAGGAAGAGGCCCAAAGCCGCCTGCTGGACAAAAAGCGTTTCCGGCCGCCAGGCCGCGCATGGCAAAGACTGAGGAATCGATCCCGGACTATGACGAGTCGCGTGCAAGAACTGAGCACCTGAAGGCGGAGCTGTTGGAGCTTGACCGCAAGCAGAAAGAAGGCGTTTTGGTAAAAGCAGAAGAAGTAGAGCTGAAATGGGTGGAGATTGTGACGTTAGCTAGGACCAAAATCTTGGGCATTCCAACCAAAGCGAAACAAAGGATCCCGGATCTTGATACAGATGCGGTGTCAATGCTGGAAGATATTGTTCGCGAAACCCTGGAAGATCTGTCGGAGAGCGTCGGCGATGAATGAAGACAACCTGCTAAGGCTAGAAAAAGCAGCGTTTATGGCGTTTCGACCACCAGAAAAGCTGACTTTGAGCGAGTGGGCGGATCGTTATGCGTTTTTAAGCGCGGAAAGCAGCGCAGAAGGCGGCAGATGGCACACTTTGCCGTATCAAAAAGGAATTATGGATGCAATAACGGATCCAAGGGTTGAGCAGGTGACAGTGATGAAGAGTGCTCGTGTGGGGTACTCGAAGATTTTGAATCACACGATTGCGTTTCACATTCACCAGGATCCGTGTCCGATCATGCTGGTGCAGCCAACGATCGAGGACGCACAGGGCTATTCAAAGGAAGAGATTGCGCCGATGTTGCGTGATACGCCGTGCTTGAAAGGTTTGGTGAGCGAGTCGAAGGCAAAGGATGGCGCGAACACGATTTTGCAGAAGCAATTTCCTGGTGGAACACTGAGCATGGTGGGCGCCAATAGCCCGCGTGGCTTCAGGCGTGTGAGCAGAAGGGTGGTCCTGTTTGATGAGGTCGATGGCTATCCGGCATCAGCAGGTGCGGAAGGTGACCAGATCAAGCTTGGTATCAGGCGGACTGAGTACTACTGGAACCGCTCGATTGTGGCTGGCAGCACGCCGACAGTGAAGGATTTCAGTCGCGTGGAGCGCATGTTCCTGCAGACGGATCAGCGTCGCTATTTCGTCCCGTGTCCTGATTGCGGTCATATGCAGTACCTGAAATGGCCAAACATTCGCTGGACTGATGGCGACCCGAGCACAGCGGGGTACTGCTGCGAGTCATGTGGCGTAATAATTCCACATTCTAAAAAGCGTTGGATGGTGGAGCGCGGCGAGTGGCGCGCTACTGCACCGGGCAATGGGAAGCATGTGGGGTTTCACATTTGGGCGGCGTATAGCTACAGCCCGAATGCGACGTGGCCGAATTTGGTGGAGGAATTTTTGGATGCGAAGAACGATGCAGAGCAGTTGAAGACGTTTGTGAATACGGTGTTGGGCGAGACGTGGGAGGACGAGTATGCGTCGAAGGTGGGCGCAGATTCGCTGATGGAGCGTGCAGCGGATGAGGCGTATCAGCAGTATGTGCCACCGGTTGAGGTGCTGGCGCTAACGATTGGCTGTGACGTGCAGGATGACCGGCTATCGCTGAGCGTGTGGGGATGGGGGCGTGAAGAGGAGGGCTGGCTGATTGATCGGGTGAAGATCTATGGCAGCCCGTCGCGGCCAGAGGTGTGGAAGCAGTTGGATGAGATTTTGCAGAAGCCTTATGTGAACGAGGCTGGCGAGGAGATCAAGGTGCTGTGCTGCGCGATTGACTCAGGCGGTCACCACACGCAAGAGGTGTATCAGTACAGCCGTGAGCGTGCGGCGATGGGCGTGATTGCGATTAAGGGTATGTCGCAGAAGGGCAAGCCACCGCTGGGTAAGGCGACGAAGGTGGACGTGGACTACAAGGGCAAGGCGCTAAAGAAGGGGGCACAGTTGTTCCCGGTGGGTGTGGACACGGTGAAGTCGTTGCTGTTTGGCCGATTGAAGCACAACGATCCTGGGGCTGGATATTTGCACTTCTTCCCCACGGTCGGAACGGACTATTTCGAGGAATTGACAGCCGAGAAGCAGATCTTGCGGTTTAGGAATGGCTATCCCGAGCGCGTGTGGGTGAAGAAAAGCCAGGCTCCCAACGAGGCATTGGATGAAATGAATTATGCGTATGCGGCATTGCATCGGCTGTACCAGAAGATGGACAGGCGGACGATATGGGATCAGCTAGAGCGACGTGATGAGCCGAAGCCAAAGCGTGCGCGAGTGAGTGCGGCACCAAAGCGGAGTTTTGTGAAGCAGTGGTGAGTTACGGCGCTAAAGTACCAAGAAGCCTGAAGTTAGAGGTCGAATGGCGATTCCCCCGTCCATAACAGCCGGCGTGGACGTGGTGTGGACCGACGTTGCGACGACTGATATTTTCGGCAATGCGGTGACGAGTGCAACGCATAATTTAACTTATTATTTCAGGTTGAATACGGCCGGTGAGGGTGTGACCGTCACTGGTGTCGCGTATTCGGATGGTTGGAAGGTGACGATTCCAGCGGCGACAAGCGCTGGGATGGATGCCAGCACTGGGTGGTATTTCCAGGCTGTGCTGACTGCGATCAGCGGTGGCGCGGTCAGTGAATACAGCCGAGGGCAGATTGAGGTTCAGGCATCGCTGGCCTATGCGGGATCACCTGCAGCATTTGACGGTCGGACGCAGGCGCAGAAAGATTTAGAGGCAGTTCAGGCCGCAATTCGCTCGCTGATGACGGGTGGAGCGACCCAGGAATATCGAATTGGCAATCGCAGCTTGAAGCGATATGACCTGGCTGATTTGCTTGCCTTGGAGTCGCAGTTGAAAGCGACCGTGGTGCGCGAGAATAAGGCGAAAATTATTGCATCGGGTCTTGGCGATCCGAACAATCTGTTTATCCGTTTTGGTAACGGCTGATGGGCATCCGCACTGAGATTCTGCGTCGTTTTGGCCTTCAGCCGATTCAGAAGGCACTACCGCCAGTGCGTAGGCGGAACTATGCGGGCGCAATGATCAGTCGCTTGACGAGCGATTGGTTGGCGACGCAAGCGAGTGCAGACGCTGAGATTCGCACCAGTTTGCGGAAATTGCGCGATCGCAGCCGCGAAATGGTGCGGAATAATCCGTATGCCAAGCAGGCAAAGCGGACGACGCAGATCAATGTTGTCGGCAGCGGCATCAAGATGCAGTCGCAGGTGAGCTTGCTGCGCGGCAACCGTCGTGATGAGCGCACCAATAACTTGATTGAGCAGAAGTGGGCATCTTGGTGCCGCGCTGAGCACTGTGATGTAGCTGGGCGCCAAAGCTTCCACATGATGGAGTGGCTGGCGATTGGCGCTTTGCCGGAATCAGGAGAGGCGCTGTTCAGGATTGTGCGTCGGCCGTTCGGCGGCAGTCGAGTGCCATTGGCGCTCCAAATGCTTGAGGCTGATTACTTGGATGAGGAGTATCAAGGCCCAACCCTCGCCAATGGGAATGAATGGCGTATGGGCGTGGAGGTCAATGAATGGGGCCGCCCTGTGCGGTACGCCTTCCTCACGCGCCATCCAGGTGACTACTGGTTCCAGAATGCCCCGCAGCGAAATGAAAAGCATGTCTTCCTTCCGGCGGAAGATGTGATTCATTTGTTTATTCCAGAGAGGCCGCAGCAGCATCGTGGCGTGCCGTGGTTCCATTCTGTGATGTCGGACGCGCATCAGCTTCAAGGGTATGAAGAAGCTGCTGTGATTCGTGCTCGCGCTGGTGCAAGCGTGATGGGTTTTATCACGAATCAGGAGGGTGAGCTTACTGCTGATGACGTTGAGAATGAGCGTCGGATCAGTGAATTTGAGCCTGGCATGTTCAAGTATTTGATGCCGGGCGAGAACGTTACGGTGCCAAATATTGACTCGCCTGATCAACAGTTTGAGATGTTTGTGCGCAATAAGGTGCGCAGGTTTGCAAGTGGCTTTGGCTGCTCGTATGAGACATTAAGTCGTGATTTTAGCGATACAAATTATTCGAGTAGTCGGTTGTCATTGCTTGAGGATCGCGAGCACTGGAAGGTGGTGCAGTCGTATCTGATTGAGCATTTTCATATGCGTGTATTCCGCGAGTGGTTGTCGCTTGCGGTGCTTGCTGGCGAGCTGCCGTTTGATGATTTTGAGGCGCGGCCTGAGCGCTATGACACTCCGCGTTGGATGGCACGCGGTTGGGATTGGGTTGATCCGCTGAAGGAAGTGAAGGCTTATCGGGAGATGGAGCAGGCTGGATATATGACGAAGGCGCAGATTGTGGCGAAGCTTGGCGGTGATTTTGATGAGAATCTGGCTGAGCTTGCACGGGAGCAGTCAGCGGCTGAAGCGCTTGGGGTGGAGCTTGATCGCGACATTATTGAGCAGCCGATGTTGCCGGCTGATCAACCGTTACCGCAGGAGGAAGGCTGATGGGCGCGATGCCAACTGATGCAATGAAGGAGGAGGCGCGTCGATATCGCGCCTGGAAGGAGGAGGGTCGCAAGGGTGGCACTGATGTTGCGGCTCGGCGTGCGGGTCAGATTTTGAGTGGTGATGAGCTGAGCGATGAGACCATTCGCACGATGAGTGCATGGTTTGCTCGTCACGAGGTGGACAAGCAGGCTGAGGGCTTCAGTCCTGGCGAGGAAGGGTATCCATCGCCTGGCAGGGTGGCATGGGCAGCCTGGGGAGGTGATCCGGGTAAAACATGGAGTGATGCACTTGTGGCCCGGATGGACTCTGACCGTGAGATGACGCCTGATCTGACTGCGCCACAGGTGCAGCTTTATGAGGCTTACGAGGAAATTGCCGAAGAGCTTGGCCAGTTTGGCCAAGATGCCGGACCGCATGGCTCGCATTACATGGCCGAAAGCCCGTTTGCGGGAGATGGCATGGTGTGCGCAAATTGTGTGTTCTATGCAGGGCCACGCGCTTGCGAGATTGTGAGCGGCGACATTGCCCCTGAAGGCGTCTGCAAGTTCTGGATTATTCCCGAGCGGCTGATGAGTGAGTCGCCCGAGATGGAGGGGGGTCGCCCATATCCGAACGAGCATGCAGCTAGGTTGCGTGATCCGGGCCAATACGACCGCTTCCGTCGTCGCAATAATGCAGCGGGAAAAGGTGTTGATTTTATTTTTGGGATCAAGGAAGGCGAGAGTGGCGCTGAGCTTCAGGCGATCAGGTTCAAACTGAGTGAGTTCACTGCTGCTGAAGCCCGTTCATGGTTGAGTGAGCGTGATTATGAGCCGCTTGAATTCGAAGAGGCGACAGGTGAACGTTCTAAAGTGGATGAAATTGAGGTCGAAACTGTGACCGAAGAACGCGCTGCACCTGATGCGCTTAAGGAGGGTGATTTCGTTTCATGGAACAGCTCTGGCGGTCGCGCACGCGGTCGCATTGAGCACGTGATGCGTGAGGGCACGTTGGGTGTGCCTGGCACTGAATTCAGCATTGATGCCAGCGAGGAAGACCCCGCTGCATTGATTCGGATCTATCGCGATGGCGAGGCAACTGAGACGATGGTGGGCCATCGCTTCAGCACTTTGACCAAGATCGATCCGATTCGCGCGACTGAGGGCGGCAAGTTCCAGCGTTCCGAGGTGACCTCATTCCGTGCGCTGGAAGAAGAGCGGAGCTTTGAGTTCCCGTTTAGCTCTGAGTATCCGGTGATGCGCTACTTCGGCAATGAAGTGCTGAGCCACGAGATGGATGCCGCAAACCTGGATCGACTGAACGATGGCGCGCCGCTGCTGTTCAACCATGATCCTGATCGTGTAGTTGGCGTTGTGGAGCGCGCTTGGGTTGATGGGCAGAAGAAGCGCGGCTACGTGAAGGTGCGCTTCTCGCGTAACAAGTTTGCGCAAGAAGTGCTTGATGATGTCCGCGATAATATTTTGCGCGGCATCAGCTTCGGCTATTCAATCGACAAGATGGAAGAGCGCGGAGATGACTTCGTAGCAACCCGATGGTCGCCTTACGAAGTCAGTGTGGTCTCTATACCTGCTGACCCTACGATTGGAATCGGCAGGTCTCTAACTGATGAGACCGTTGTTCAAGCGGCCCCAGCCGCATCACCAGCACCTGAACCTGAAATGGAAAAGACTCCAGATCTGGAGGTGATCCGGTCCGAGGCCGTCGAGGCCGAGCGTACCCGCATCGCCGCCATCAGCGCACTGGGCGACAAGCACCAGATGCAAGACCTGGCACGTGAACTGATCGATGGTGGTCGCACCATTGATGAAGCTCGTGCTGCTGTCCTCGAAAAACTCGGCACTCAACCCGTGGAACAAGTCATTCGTTCTGCTGACGTCACCTCTAACGACGTTGGCCTCTCCGATAAGGAGACCCGTTCGTTCAGCTTCGCTCGTGCGCTGAACTATCTCGCCAACCCCAGCGACAGCTCTGCTCGTCGTGCTGCCGAGTTCGAGATCGAGGTCGGTAAGGCTGCTGCTCAGAAATATGAGCGCGCTTCTAACGGCATCGTGATTCCTAACGAGGTGCTGCGTCGTGATCTGGTGGTGGGTACTCCTACCGCTGGCGGCAACCTGGTGGCTGATGAGCTGCTGTCCGGCTCGTTCATCGATCTGCTGCGCAACCGTCTGGCACTGGCTCAGGCTGGCGTAACCATGCTGACCGGCCTGCAGGGCAACATCAGCATTCCCCGTCAGACCTCTGCTGCTACTGCCTACTGGGTGGGCGAGAACGCTTCTCCGACCGAGAGCCAGCAGGCAATCGATCAGGTGAACATGACCCCCAAGACTGTGGGTGCTTATGTCGACTACAGCCGTCGTCTGCTGCTGCAGTCCTCGATCGACGTTGAGGGCATGATCCGTAATGATCTGGCTCGCGTGATCGCTCTTGAGCTTGACCGCGCTGCCATCTACGGCACCGGTTCCAGCAACCAGCCCCTGGGTCTGACCAACACCACCGGCATTGGCAGCCAGACCATTACCACCTACGGCACTTTTGCTGAGTACATCGGCATGGAAACCGATGTGGCAACTGCAAACGCTGATGGTGGCAGTCTGCGTTACATCATCAACGCTGCTGCTCGCGGTGCGCTGAAGTCGACCGCTAAGGATGCCGCTGCTGTGGCTGCTGGCTTCGTGTTCGAGGATGGCGAGATCAACGGTTACCCCGTGATCGTGTCCAACCAGCTCCAGAACAACGACGCTCTGTTCGGTGACTTCTCCATGATGATCATGGGCATGTGGTCCGGTCTGGATCTGACCGTTGATCCTTACGCTGGTGCTACTGCTGGCACCGTCCGCGTGATTGCTCTGCAGGACGTGGATGTGGCTGTGAAGCAGCCTGGCGCCTTCTGCCTCGGCACCTGATCATGAGGATCGAGATCCTGCGTCAAGTCATGATCTCGGGGGAGCCGGTTAGCGCCGGCTCCTTTGTCGAGGTCAGTGATGCTGACGGCAATCTGTTGGTTGGTAGCGGTAAGGCCGTTGTTGCCCCTGCCGCTGAGAAGCCCGTACCTGTCGAGGTGACGGAAGAGCCGAAGCCGGTGAAGCCGGTGCGTAAGGCTGCCAAACCCGCCCCTTCTACTGAGGACTGATCATGGCTATTCTTTCTACCGGTCTGGAAAAGCTCCAGCACTTTGCTCTGGCTCCTACTGCTCAGCGCACTGCCAACCTGAACGGCACTGCTGTTGACATGAACGATTACGAGGGCGACCTCGTGATCATCCTTGATGTTGAGGCTGGTGGCACTTCGACCCTGGATGTGAAAATCCAGTCGAGCGATACCTCTGGTGGTAGCTACACCGATGTGACCACCGTGTTTAACCTTGACGGCACTGAGCAGGCTTCTGCTGCTGTGGCGTTTGCTCAGGTGAGCACCTCTGCTGACAAGCAGTATCTGGTGTTCCCCAAGGGTGCTGCTAAGCGTTGGATCAAGGCTGTGTCGACCACCTCGACTTCGACTCACACCTACTCCATCAACGGCGTGGGTGCCAAGAAGTACGGCTGATAGGCGTACACACTGAGCCCTGGGTTGCTTCGGCGATCTGGGGCTTTATGCTGTTTGCATGGCATTCACCGAAGACCTGAGTGTGTTTCTCGCTGATTTCGGCGTTCCGATTTCGGCCGGGTCTGCGAGTGGGCTGGGGATTTTGGATATGCCAAGCGAGATGATCGCTGACGGCGTGGTGATGACCACTGATTACAAGGTGACCTGTCTGGCAAGCTTGTTTGGTGATTTGCAATATGGCGCTGGCGTCAACGTTGATGGGCTGCCATATACGGTGCGCAATGTTGAGTTGCTTGATGACGGGAAGTTTTGCGATCTGATGCTGCAGCGCAGTGCGACACCAGTGCTTGCTGCAGTGTCGCCTGCAGTGCTTGATGGCGATGGAGCGGATACAGAAAGCGTGGTTATCCTTGATGGAGGCGGTCCTGCGACCGTTTATGTCGACGGTAATGTTCTTGACGGCGGAGCGCCATGAGCGACACGATCACCCGATTCAAGCTTCGTAACGGGACTGCGGCCGCATGGACTGCAGCGAACCCGGTGCTGCTGGCGGGTGAGGTGGGATTTGAGAGCGATACGCGCAAGTTGAAGTTGGGCGATGGAGCAACGGCTTGGAATTCGCTGTTGTACGTACAGGGTTATGACAACCCGACATTTACAACGCTTGCCGTTACTGGTGTAGCGACTCTTCCGCATATTCATGGCGCAATTGCTGGCGCTGTTTATATTCACTGTCGCAATGGCACTGCGGGGACACTGGCGAAGGGTACGCCTGTTTATATCACGGGCAATGTCGGCGATACAGCGAATGTGATTGTGGCGGCCGCTGATGCTTCAAATTTGGCAAAGATGCCAGCGATTGGGATCCTCGACCAAGCGTTGGCTGCTGGTGCTGACGGGCATGTGGTGATTTCGGGTGAGATCACGCAAATGGACACAAACGGCTATGCGGTTAATTCTGCTTTATATGTTGCAAACGGCGGTGGATTTACGACAACTGCTCCGACAAACAAGCAGCCGATTGGTCGGGTGACGAGGGGGAATAGCAATACGGGGGCTTTGGTTGTGATGGGTCCGGGCGTGGTGTTGTAGCGATGAACATGGACCGGGACACCTTCAAGAATTGGGTCAAGGTCATGCAGGCGCTGGAGGAAGCCGGGAAGACGGACAGTTATATTTATTATCGAGCGAAATCAATTGTGACCAAGCAGGTCGATCCTGGCGCGTTTGGTCCGCTTCCGAAGCGAGGATTCAATGACCACTAAGCGCGAACAGATTTTGAGCGCGATTGCTACAGCGCTTGCGACGACTGCGGGAGTTAGCGGCCGCGTGTATCGGAGTCGAGTGACTGCGATGCAGCGTGCCGAGTCACCTGCGATCGTGATCGAGCCGATTAGCGATACGCCAACGCAGAACACCAGTTTGCCGACGCTGGATTGGCGGATGCGTGTGCGGGTGACTGTGATTGTGCGCGGCGATGTACCGGATCAGCTTGCGGATCCGATTATTGAGAGCATGCACGCAAAGATGGTCGCTGATTTGACGTTAGGAGGTTATGCGATTGACGTGCAGCCAGACGAAGTGACGTACAACATGCTGGACGCCGATCAGCCTGCGGGTGTAATTTTCAATGATTATATTGTTCAATATCGCACTAGTGTTGCGAGTTTGGCGACGTAGAGTCTGATAAGCCACCGGATTTACAGTGATTGATGAGTTTCAAGGGCAAGGTGGCTCGTACATCCTTGACCCCGAGACAGGCATCCGCACTCTCGTTAAGCGGACGCTGCCACCTGTTCCACAAGAGGTAATTTCCAATGCCCCTTCTAACTCGGAAACG